AAATGAGTAAGTGGAAATATTTCACTGAAGATGAACTTAAATGCAAACACACTAGTCAATGTAATATGGACTGGGCATTTATGCAGACCATCGAAAGAGTTAGAGAACGCTGTGGGTTTCCTTTCAAAGTAAGTAGTGCTTATCGTTCTCCAGAACATCCTATTGAAGCAGCTAAAAAAAGTCCGGGTGCTCACGCTAGTGGCAAAGCTATGGACATTCTTGTTAATGGTGAAAAAGCTATGACTCTTGTAAGAATAGCTTTAGAAGAAGGAATTTACCGCATTGGAGTTGCACAAAAAGGAGATTACAATTCTAGATTTATTCATTTAGATATGGATATTTCTAGACCATCCCCTCGTATCTGGAGTTACTAATGATATTGTATAGAGAAAAAGATTTAGATGAAGCTTACAAAATAGATTGTAAAGCACGTACTCGTAATAATATGCCTTGGGTAAAACGAGAAGAATTTAGAACTATCTATGAAGATTTAATGGACTTATATATGATACAGTTAAGTCCTCGTCAACTGTTAGAGGTTGAAGAAATACCTGAATCATTATTAGATTCACTTAAAAATATATTAAACGAAAGTTTACATTTTGAACCGGAGAAATAATTATGGCAGTAGCAGAATCAATAGTAGGAGTAGCTGGAAAAGTTCTCAACAAATTTGTAGCTGATAAAGATTTAAAAGTTAAATTACAACATGAATTAAAAACAGCTTTTCATGCAGCTAACTTAGCACAAATAGATTTAAATAAACAAGAAGCAGCACATCAAAGTATGTTTGTTGCCGGATGGCGACCTTTTGTTGGTTGGACATGTGGTGTTGCTTTAGCTTACCATTTCTTGATAGCTCCTTTACTCGGCTTTATGTTGGTACTATATGGTATTGACACACCTATGCCTGAATTTGAGTTTTCACAACTAAGTACTATCCTTATGGGTATGCTTGGGCTCGGAGGATTAAGGTCATACGAGAAGATGAAAGGTGTCCATCGAGATAAATAAATTTTAAATATAAAACTATGGAGGTAGTTAGTGGAAAAAGGAGAAGTGTGTGTATTATGTGTGCTGTTTTGGATAACAGCTAGTATTGTTTATGTTGGTATTACTGCAATATAGCTATTTAATATTTAGCTCACTCTGAAAATAATCATGCAAGGTGGCGAGTTTTTTTCGCCCTGCCTTTAGGATAGTTCTAACTGTTTCATTCTCATGGTGTACCTTAAAAACTTTATCAATATCTTCTTCAGGCAACATACTAAACTCCGTAACAATTTGATTGTTACTTGTCAACACTACTTTAAAACTTATTAAGTTTGCTTCTTTTTTTTTAGACACTTTCATCCTCCAGTGATGCAAATTGCACTTGGTCTTGTCTTCCTCTTAATCCTGCCTTCATATAAGAAGTAGCACGACCTTCAAAAAAGTTTTGGTGTTCTACTCCCATGACCTCATCTAACCAAGGTAAAGGGTTTTCTCTTTGGTCAAAGTTAGTCTTTAATCCTAACTGTAACAATCTTCTATCTGCTATGTATCTATTGTAAGCATACATATCTTTTTTAGTTAAACCTTGTATGTCTCCCATACTAAATACTAAATCTAAAAATTTATCTTCAAGCTCAACCATTTCTCTACAAATATCGTACAGTTCCTTTTTAAAATCGTCTGTCCAAATATCTAAGTTTTCTTGAATAAACTCCCTAAATAATTTAGTCATTGCTTCAACGTGCATTGATTCGTCTCTGATAGAATAGGTAACTATCTGACCCATGCCTTTCATTTTACCAAACCTTGGAAAGTTTAACAAGATTGCAAAACTACTAAACAGTTGTAGTCCTTCAGTAAAAGCTGAATAGACTGCTAGAGTTTTAGCTATAGTTTTTTTATTAGATTTTTTAGGTTTAAAGTCTCCAACATAATCATGTTTATCAGACATCTCTTCATACTCAGCAAAAGCTTTGTATTCAATCTCAGGCATACCTACCGTATCTAATAATAAACTGTAAGCATCTTGATGGATTGATTCCATATTAGCAAACGAAGACATCATCATTCGTGCTTCTGGTTTTTTAAAGATAGGCATATACTTATCTATATATCCTGCACCAACATCTACATCTGATTGAGTAAACAATCTAAATATCTGAGTTAGTAAATGTCTTTCTTTTTCTGATACATCTTGCCAGTCTTTAACATCTGTATGTAATGGCACGGACTCCGGCATCCAGTGCATTTGGTTTTGTAACTTATAATAATCATACATCCATGGGTAATCAAATGGTTTATAGTGGTCTCTAGTTTTTAATAAGCTCATTTAAAAATCCTCTTTTAACATAGTTAACTTTTCATCAGCGGTAACATACTGTTCCATAAGCTTGTCCATTGACTCCACAACATTTGGATGTTCAGCAACTCCAACTCTATTACTAAAATATATTTCAAGATTAGCTTTTGCTTCTGCCTTGTCAGCAGTATATTTTGTTTCTAAAGCTTTGAACAATAAAGCTCCCGAATATTTAGTCATAATGTTTTTCTCCTGTTATTTAAAAGTGTTTATATAAGCTTGTAAATTTTCCATGTCTTGAGTAGAAAGATTAGCAGCCTGACCCCACATCAAGGCAGACTGCTCACCTCTAGTCTCTCCATTTTTATATTGCATTAGCATTTCTACAATAGAAGTACTGCCAACAAGCTTTGGTCCAATACCTCCTTCTCCAGCTTGACCATGACACATAGCACAATTTACATAAACTTTACTGCCCATTTCAGCTGGGTCAGCTTCTAGTCTAGCTACTCTTTTCATTTCTAGTTGCTCTAAGAATGTTCCATGTTTTAATGTGTATTCTTCATAACACTTACCAAAACAAGAATGAACATCATCGTAACCTTTGTACGATGTTGATTCATAAGCAAATACAATTATAGCTATAATTCCTGCAATTCCAAGTAATATTGGAAAAATTATTTCTTTCATATTATCCCTCGCATGAGATACATTCCACATCCTCTAAATTAATTCGTGGAATTTTAGTGTTAACATTCTCTACATTTCTAGCTGCATTTGTTCTAAAATAATATAGAGATTTAAGTTTGTGCATACCATACCAATGAACATCACTAACGTATTGCATATAAGTATCGTGTACTTCTTGGCTCTCGGTAGCACTTGGTAAAGTGAAAAATAAATTTACTGACTGAGCTTGACAAATAAACTCTTGTCTTTTGTAGGCATGTTCCACTAACCAAATCTGATTTATTTCGTTTGCTGTTTTAAATAATTCTTTTTCTTCTTCATTTAAAATATCTATGTTCTTTACTGAACCTTCATCACTAGCAATATCTTTCCAAATCTTATCAAGTTCCTCTCCTTTTAGTCCTTTAGTTTTTAAAACTTTTTCTAAGTATTTATTTTTTACTTGATAACTACCTGATAAAGTTTTATGAGTAAAGACATTTGCCCTATAAGGTTCTACTGAGGGAGAAGTGCCAGAACATATAATGCTGCTACTAGCGTTAGGAGCAACGGCAAGGAGATGAGCATTACGCATCCCAGAACCAGATACATCAGGTGCTTCACCACGAATATCAGCAAGTTCCTCACTAGCTTTAGTAGCTTTCTTTTTAATATATTTAAATGCTTGATAATTAAATCCCGTAGCTTGGAGTCCTTCAAAAGGTATGCCTTTACTTTGTAAATAAGCATGAAAACCCATTGCTCCAAGACCAAGAGACCTTTCACGATAAGCTGAGTAAGCTGCTTTTGCAAATCCTTCTTTACCTTCTTTAATGTATTTAATAAATCTTTTATAATTAGCATTATACTCTCCAAGTTGTTCTGTGTCAATAGCATTGTCAATAAAATGTTGTAAAACATTATCTAACATAGTTATTAAATCAGAAATAAATAGTGGCTCCTCTGACCATATATCATAGTGTTCTAGATTAACACTAGATAAACAACATACAGCGGTACGTTCTTCATTGGTTACTAAAGTTATTTCGGAACAAAGATTACTTTGTTTAATTTCTAATCCTAAATCTTTTTGTCCTTGCGGTAATGCTTCATTACAAGTGTCTATATTAATCATGTAAGGTTCACCTGTCTCAGCTCTAGCATTTAATATCTGCCACCATAAAGAACGAGCATTGATTGTTTTACAAGCTTCATTCGTTTTAGGGTCTATCAATCTAAAGTCGGCATCCTCTTCTACTGCATTTAGAAAATCATTAGTAATGTTTATACCATTATGTAAATTTAAATTCTTTCTATTTATATCTCCACCAGATTCTTTTCTCATGTTTATAAACTCTTCAATCTCCGGATGTGATATATCCATATAAGCAGCATAGCTACCTCGTCTGGTTACACCTTGATTAAAGGCTAACATTTGTGAATCTACTACATGGATGAATGGAATTGTACCAGTAGAACGACTGCCTGAAGAAGTAGAAATACCGTTACTCCTAATATCTCCCCAATATCCACCAATGCCTCCACCAGAACTTGCCAACCAAATATTCTCGTCATAGTGAGCAGATAAACCAGTGCGACTGTCAGGAACATAATTGAGGAAACAGCTAATAGGTAGCCCACGAGTGGTTCCCCCGTTACTAAGTATAGGAGTGCTAAACATGAACCAACCATTGGAACAGTAGTTATAAAGCCTTTGAGCAAGTTCGAAGTCAGTAGTTTGTTTGTAAGTAGCTGCAAAAACTGCAGCCCTAGCAAAAGATTCTTGTGCATGTGTTTCATCCTCCCAGAAATATCTATCTTTTAATGTATCTAAACTAAACTTGTCTAGTTTTTTTTCTTTATCATAATCTATGACAATACCTAAATAAGGTTTTTTACCTATTTTATCTTCCATTAGTCAATCTCTTTAAATTGTTCTGTTACTAATACTTGCAATAATTTTTTTTCATACCACTCAGCTTTTTGTAAATCTTCAATACCATTCTTATATTTAAATCGCCAACGATATTTAAGCGAGTTACCTCGTAAGTACCCAACAAATTCATCATGGTCTAACATAGCTTTGATAGCATCAATACATTCTATATCTCCTTGATTGTAATGTTCCGGATTGTTGATAAGGTCTCCTATTGTTTTATATTTCATTTGTTAAGTCCTCTAGTTTAATGTTAGGATTTTTCTTTACATGTTTATAAAACCAACGTAAAGTGTAGGCACTAACCATAAATTTATTGTTAGCAAATATATGTGTTTGGTCTGGTAAAAATTTATGTAAGTTTTTTTCATTTATTTTATTTCTATCCTCTCCTTCTGGAGTCATACTTCTTAACCATTCAACCATTAATTGTTTAGATTTTTTTCTAAGTTTCTTAGCTTTTTTTCCATTCATAATAGTTTACTCAAATAAAGAAGGGTCATAATTTTTAACTAACTTCCAATAAGTTAGAATACTGTTAAACATATTGATATGTTTTTTGTGTGATTCTTTTTCCCATATATGACAAGATATTAATTCTGGATTTTTTCTATCTACAAATATAGAAACTCTTTCTGGATTTTTATAATTACAACCTTGAGCATAAGCTGACAGTTGCATACCATGTTCATCATAAACTAATCTTGCAGGGTCTTTGCCTTTTAAATTATCTTTAGTTTTAAAGTCTATAAAAATACCTGACTTAGAATACAAATCTATTTTACCACCATACCCCAGTTCAGCACAGAAAGAATCTTCAGCAATCCATTCTTCGTTAGGAAATGTTTCATCTAAGTAATCTTTTATTTTCTTATAGATTTTATTTTTAGATTTTCCTAAAAATCCTTTTTCTATTTTAGCATGTATTTCAGTTCCTTTCTTAGCAGCATTCTTACCAATCTCTTTTGAATGTTCTTTACATCTATAAAGAAATTCTTCTGTAGATTCTAAATCATCTTGAGTTAAAGTCAAAGCAGAATTTATAGCTTGGTCTATCTTCCAATTTTCTAAAGATGGTTTAGCTACCAGTCCTAATATAGTTGTAACTGATGGAACTAAACCTAAATTTTTAGCATCTCGTAAAGTTGTATTTCTTTCTTTGCCATTAGCACCAATGATAGTATACATTGGTTCGCCTTCTTGAGTATACCAGTGACCAGACTCTGATTTAAATTTACTGTACTGGTCATTTAGATTTTTTATCATATTCTTTAAACGCTTTAATTACATCTTTTGAAAATAACTTTTGCAAGTTAACTAAGTACATCTTACTAGCTTTGTTATCTCCACCTGAAACTGTTTTAAAATAATCAAGATTGTTTACTATGGTTCTTAATACATCTGTTTTAAAAACTAAAGTACAATACTCGTTATCCCCAATGCATAGATTATGAAACCAATAATCAGATTCAGTAGCTTTTATTCCAGAAGGTTTGTTCCAACTTTCATATTCAATACAAATATTACCAGTCTTCATCCACATATCCCTTTCAGATTTTACTTCTATCTTTTTATTAGTTAGCATCTCTGCTATTTTTTCTTCTCGTATTGTACCATATTTTAAATCTATGTCAAACTTTTTTCTATCTTTTTTAGTGGGTTTCACTCCAGTTACCTCCAATTTTGTATTCGCCATCTAAAGGACAACGAAGATTAAAATGCTCTCCAGCTTTCTGTATCGCTTCTACTGCCATCATTCCTGCACACTCTGATTGTTTTTCTATAACTTCAATCTGCCATTCATCGTGTATGTTTGCTACAAATTTATAATTAATAGCATTTAATTTGTATTTAATATCTAAATAGGTTAATGCTTTTTTCATTATAATAGCACCGGCTCCCTGTAACAAAGTATTTAAAGCAGCATGATTATTTCTAATATATAATTTTCTTCCGTCTAATCCTTTAAGGAATTTTTTATTAGCTGCTCTTTGTACTCTTGTTGTAAGAGATTTAAATGATGGTTTATTACTAAAGAAATGTTGCCTAGCTCTTCTTCCATCTGCACTATTTCCGCCAACCACTTTGCCAAGTTTTTCATCTCCTGCTCCGTACATGAGGGCATAGATGAAAGTCTTTGCCTGATTTCTAGATTCAAGTCGTGCAAGTTTTTGATTAAAGGTGTGTATGTCTCCGTTAATGATTTCATTTATAAACTCCTCGTCATTCATATAATGTGCCAACATTCTAATTTCTAATCCACTAGCATCGACACCTACTAGCTTATAGCCATCCTCTACTGTCCAACAAGCACGACACTCGCTACCATATTCACTATTAACGCTAGGTACTTGTGCCATATTAGGATTTCTGTGAGTCATACGACCAGTGATTGCACCATTAGGTATGACAAAACCATGTACTCGTTCATCTTCCTCAACTGCTTCAACCCATGATTCAACTTGAGCAATTCTTTTTTGTAGTAAAAGAAACTTAGCAATTAAGTTTGCTTCATGGATGTGAGTTATTTCAGATAATGTTTTTTCATCTACAATAGGTTGTCCAGTTGGAGTAAACCTATCAGGTTTCCAACCAAAGTCCGTAAGATATTCACCAATCTGTTTCCTACTACCAAGATTAAACTCTTGTAAAGTTTTTCTCATAAATGGTTTATAGTCTTTAGTAGTCAAACATCTTTCATATTCATCATCAGTCATTCCTCTTTTAGATAACTCTCCATCTTTTTTAATGTAAGGAGTAACTAATTTATCATCCACCCATTTAGGTTTAAATGTAGTATGAACTTCGTCTTCAATACTTTGTTTCTTTTCTCTCAACTCTGCCAATAATAGTTGTGCAGATTTTATATCAAATTTAAATCCATTTATTTCTTGTTGTTTTACAACATGAGCTACATCATGTTCTAACTGAACTGATTCTTTTGAGAATCCTTTAGCTTCTTTTTTAAGTTGGTAAAAAACTTTAGTATTTAACTGTACATCTCTGACACAGTAGTTCAACATATCTACAGAATAGTTTTCGTATTCTTCAAAGTCAATCTTGTTAAAGCCTAATTTAAATCCCCACTTTTCTAACGAATGTCCGCCTTCACGAGTAGGATTAAGTAATCTTGATAAGACTAATGTATCTAATATTTCTTTACCATCAAATAAATTAACATCAAAGAACTTTTGTATCATCGGAATATCAAAACCAATAATATTATGACCGATTAATTTATCAGCAGACTGTAAAAGTTTTACTCCTTCGTCTAATTTATCTGGTGGATATTTAAATACTTCTTGAGTATCTACATCTTGAGCAACAATACACCAAACTTTTGTGGCTTTTAAATCATCTGTCTCTATGTCAAAT